GGTCCGCCACAATTCAAGTGCCCGGCCTGCCTAAAAACTTCAACCATCGATGCTTCTGCATCGATGGTCATGCTCTACAAATATAACCGATGGCTCCTATGTGGGGACTGCTCTTTATCTGTCCGCATTAATGGCCGGCATGAGCATCGCATCGCCATGCGTGCAGCGCGGAACATCGACCAGGTCCGTGTGTGATCCCCATCTCCCCGATGATGTGTCTAGTGATGGTGGCTTCGATTCCATTTCACTATGCGATCAAGTGTGCGGCGTGAGCATCCCCTATCACCAGGCGCGCGGGTCCTCCTGGAGAGTCTTGCTTGCGGGTAGGAAGGCCGCAGCTTTTCGCTAGGGCGCAGGTCTTGAACATAGTGAAATCATATGGGTTTGCTGCGGCATGAGTTACGTGAATTACGATGACGTGCTCAACCAACTACACGCGGCCGGCCTGGTGGTGGACGCGATTGAGTTAGGGCGGCTGCGGCGCTGCCGCGTTGATGGGGATCGCGAGCAGCGCGGCTGGTATGCCCTGCACGAAATCCGCCTCGACTCGGGTGAGCTGGCCATCGTCGGCACTTATGGCGTCTGGCACGGGAGCGACAACGGCGCAAACAAAATCGAGCTGCGCGTGACCGTGAGCAGCGAGCAGCGAGCAGCAATCCGGGCGCGGATCGCTGAAGACCGGCGGCATGCCGAGGCGCTTAGAAAAAATGTGGCCAAGCGCGCAGCACGGTTGGCGAGCTTCGCCTGGAATAAATGCACACAGGCCGAGGTGAACGAATACCTGACCCGCAAAGGCGTGAGGGCGTACCCGGGGGTCCGCATCTCGGACCGCGGCAACTTGGTTATAAAATTGCACGACGAACACGGCACCATCGCCGGGGTGCAGGTCATTTATTCCGACACAGCGGTGAAAAAACGAAAAGGCCGCGACAAGGATTTCTGGCCGGTCGGCATGAGCAAACGCGGCCGATTTTTCCTGATCGGCACGATCGGCCAGGTCCTGCTGATTTGTGAGGGTTATGCCACTGGTGCCTCGCTGCATGAGGCCACCGGGCTGCCAGTCGCGGTGGCGTTCGATGCCGGCAATCTGCTGCCGGTCGCACAAACCATTCGCCACCGTTGGCGGGATGTACGCATCCTGGTATGCGCCGACGACGATCATCTCGGTCGGTGTCGCGCGTGCCAGAAAATGACGCCACAGCCGGCGGCTGTGTGCATGCACTGCGGCGGCGACACGAGTGTCCTGGTTAACACCGGACTCTCGGCAGCGACGGCTACCGCGCTCGCAGTCGGGGGCTCATGGATCGCGCCGGAGTTCGCTGATCGCGGCCTGCGCAAGCTCACTGATTTTAACGATCTCGCTACCGAATCTACGCCACTCACCGTGCGCACGCAGGTCTTGGCAAAGCTGCAGGACCTCAAGTGGCCGCTGCGCGCCGCAGACGACGACACCCGCCAAGATCAGGACGATCCCGAAAGTTTCACATTCACGACAGATATTCTCCTTAAACATTTTTCGCTCATCTACGGTTCGGATTTTGTGTTTGATGGTCGCCGTCGAATTGTGCTTCCACTGTCTGCGTTGCGCTCGGCAGCCGGCAAAGCGATCGTCCGGGCGTGGCAGGAGCATCCTGGGCGGAGAGCTGTTGCCGAAACGGCGGTGGTGTTCGACCCGACCGGGTCATGCGATCCGGCTAAGACTTGCAACTTGTGGGGCGGCTTTCCAACGGCACCACGCACCGGAAATTGCGATCTTGTGCGCGAGCTAATCGAATATTTGTTCGGCGAAGTAGCTTTGTGGGTGCTCAAGTGGCTGGCGTACCCGCTGCAAAACCACGGCGCAAAAATGCACACGGCTCTCCTGGTCCATAGCCCGCAAGGGACCGGAAAAGGAATTCTGTTCAATAATCTGATGCTGCGCATCTATGGCCAGTACGGCGGGACGGTTGGTCAGCTCGAGCTGGAAAGTCAATTTAACGCATGGATGTCGCGCAAGCTGTTCCTTGTCGGCGATGAGGTTGTCGCGAGACGGGAGAAATATCACTTGGCAGACCGGCTCAAGGCGATCATCACCGACGACCGCATTCTCATAAACGAAAAAGGCCGCCCGCTGCGTGAGGAACACAACCACGCCAACCTGGTACTGCTGAGCAACCGTGCGGACATCGCCTCCGTTGACTCCGACGATCGGCGATTCCTCGTGAGATGGACGCCGCCGCCGCTCTCGAAAGAATTTTACGCGGCTGTGGTCGCCGAGTTGGATGAAGGTGGTGTCGAGGCGTTTCACGATTTCCTCATGCGTCTTGACCTGGGTGATTTCTCGCCGGCGGCCAAACCGCCGCTGAATGCAGACAAGTCGGATCTGATCGAGTTAACCCGAGACAACCTCGATCAATTCTTTTTCGAATGGAGCGCGGGTGATCTCGGCCTCCCGTTTGCGCCGGTGCGAAGTTCTCAGCTCTATGATGCCTACCGGTCTTGGTGCACGCGCGTCGGCGTCATTCGTCCAGCGCCGATGGTGACCATGATTGGTGCGATTTCGAAACGCACCCAGGTCAACCGGAGACGGGCATGGCATTTCACGGGTGGCGCCAGTGAGCGCGTGAAGAGCTGGTTCATCCTCCCCCAAGGTGCTGAGCCGCCGGCCGAGCGCACAGATGTCCTGTGGCTATCAGACTGCGTTCAGGAGTTCGATGCCGCGCTGCTTAAGTTCAAGGACAAGTCATGACGCACGCCAGGCAGGCGGTTTCCCGAGAAACCAGAATGGGAGACCCAAGTGCCCCAATGGCTGCCCCATCGGGTGCCCCAAGAAAATGCCTTGTATTACTGTGTATCTCTTCTTTTGGGTCTAAAGGGGAAGGGTATTTAATAGTTATTGCCGATGAAAATTATATAGAACTTGGGAGCGTGGGTGCCCCTGCCCCACGTGCCCCATCCGCCCATGTCCGGATTCCAGAAGTGCCGTTTTTCGGCGCAATTTACCATACACACTGCAGGGAGCGGGCAGCGTGAACACCGGACTAGAAACCGGTGTCAGTCTTGTCGAAGCTGCGCGCGAGCTCGGCGTGAGCGTATCGACGATTCGCCGCTGGATTCGTGACGGCGCGCCGACGGTGTCTCTCGGCGGACCAGGACGTGGCAAAGGCTCGCGCGTTGACGTTCAGGAGCTGCGCGCCTGGCTGGCCGGCGGTACAGCACAGTGTGATGGCGCGGCGGCCCTGAGGTCGCTGGAGGCCACAATCCGGGAAGTGTATGCCGGCGAGGTTGAGGGCATGTGTTTACCGGCACATGCGCTCATCGGGATTGAACCCATAAAGGCAGCCGCATATCTGGTGCATTTTTGGCGGGTCGCCGTCCCGAAAATGATTGGCCAGACTCCAGATGGCACGCCGCAAATAATTCAGGATTTGATCGCTCTTGGTGATAGATAAAAACCGAAACCGAGCACGATTGAACGGTTTTGATATGTTCGCAGCAGTTCAAACACAAACCAATATTTTTGAGGAATTGCCATGCACTCACTCAAGACACATGCTCTGAACCGAACTGCCGAACTGGTCGCAGAAGCCGGCACCTTGCTGACTGCACTCGCCAGCGATTCGAATAGTCCGCTAGCAATCCAAGAGGCCGCGCCGCAAGCGATAGCCTTGTTGTTCGGTGCGCCACTGGACGCAATCCGCAACCCCGTGGCGCGCCGACTGGCAAGTGGTGGGATCACCCATGTTATGGCGCAGATCGGGCGTGATGATCTTGGCGCAGCGTTTCGCGCTGGCGTTAATATTTTGGTCGCAACGCAATACGCCAAAGTGGCCGATTATCTCCGGCTGTGCAAGTCGATCGAGTTGCCCGATGAAAAACCGTACACCACGACAGCGATCGACCAACTGTTTGATGACCCGAAGTTTGACGTCCCCATGAAAGAACATGAGGAGGCGCCTGATCTCTACGTGAAAGGGTATGACGGGGAGATAATTGCATTGTCGCGGCGTTCATTTGCTGTCCGGTTTTCACAGGAGATGTTGAAAGACGACACCATCGGTGCCTCCGGCCATGTCCTGCAGAGCTTCGTGATCCTGGCTGCTCGCCGCGAGCAACGCGCATTTTTCAGCAAGATCGTGGCAAACCCTACGCTTGTCGATGGACGGGCGGTGTTCAACTCAACGGATGACAATGATCTGGGGCCCGCGGCCACGCTGTCGTTGACCACTCTCGGCGACGGATTCGGGAAGATGGCCCGGATGAAGTCGAAAGTCGGCAACGAGCTCGGCACGGTGCCGGCGTTCCTGGTGGTCTCGCCGGAAAAGAAAGTGCTGGCGATGTCGCTCGTGAAACAACTGACCATCGATGGCACACCGGCCTCGCTCGATGTCCTCGTTTCAACCGAGATACCGGCTGCCAGTACTGGCTGGTATTTGTTCGCCGATCCGGAGATTGCTCCAGTTGGCGTGTTTGGGACGCTGCGATTCAACAAAGGCCGGACGCTTATCGTGCGTGAAAGGATCGATTTCAGAACGTCATCGCCGATGGTGGCGTTCGATCATGTCTTCGGAACGGCCGTAGTCTCGCGTGTTGGGGTGGTTCGTGGTGGCGTGTAACGGCCAGCAATCCATCGGCACAGGAATCAAACAGGAAACGATGAAATGAATCCGGTATCTACAAAACCACATGACCTGATAACCGCTCGGTTTGAGCGTATACGGCGCGAGGAACGTGCGCATCACGAGCGGCTTAGGAAATTTGATTCTCCAGAACTCCAGAAAGTTGCACGGGAGCAGCATGAACGGATTGCTAATCGGCTTAAGCCATCTTCAAGGCGCTGGACGCCGTAATGCCGAGTGCGCCGCCGTGTCAGTACTCCGTGTGTTTCCGTTCTCCTTTTCACACGTAGGGTCGGCGACTGACACGGTGGCCATTTTATTGCACGACTCGCGTGCGAGGTTTCCCGGGAAACCTTGAACCGCGCCGGGTCGCTGTCGTGCAGGCCTGGTTAGGTATGAGTAATTCCACTTTACAAAACAGATAGGAGCAAATCATGAGCGAACCGACAGTTTACAAACTGAAGCATCCGATTGAAATCCGCAGCAAGGAGTCCGGCGCGGTGATCGAGACGGTGACGGAATTCACCCTGCAGCGCCCGAAGGGCAAGGTGCTCAAGGCAATCGACAAGGTATCCGGCGAGGGTTCCGCAGCGCTGGCGATTTTCGCGGCCATCGCCGGTGTGCCGCCGTCCGTGATGGACGAAGTGGATCTGGAAGACCTCGCAGGGATGCAAGAGGTAAGTTCTGATTTTTTGGAATACTTCCGGCGAATGGCTGGGAAGTCCTGAGCGAGATCGCCTACGTGTTCCATTTCCCGCCGAGCGAACTGGACGCAATGCCACTCGATGAGCTGATCGAATGGCACCGGCAGGCAAAAAGAATTATGCAACTTGTGAATCCACAATGAGCATCCGAGTTTGGGGGAGGTAACTGTGTTAACTGTCAGCGTCAATTTAGAAGAACTTGCCAGCGTGCAGGGCGCACTCCGTGCCACCACGGGGCAGATCGACCGCGCCGCGACCCGTTCACTGAATAAAACCCTGTCCTGGGCCGGTGGCCAGGGACGCCGGATACTGGCCCAGGAGTCCGGTCTGCCGCTGAAATCGCTGCGCAGTCGCGTGCGGATCGGCAAGGCCAGCCGCGACACACTGCGTGGCTCGGTCTGGTTCGGGTTGGCACCGGTGAAGGCGATCTATGCCGGCAGCGCGCGCCAGACCCGAACGGGCGTCAGCGCCCGTGGGCTCAGCTACACCGGCGCGTTTCTGGCAACGATGCCATCCACCGGGCACCTGGGTATTTTCAAACGTCGCGGCCCGGCCCGCCTGCCCATCGATGAGCAACGTATTTATCTCGCCTATACCGCCGAGCACCTGAGCAGTCTCGGGGCCAGAGCCCACGAGCGCCTGCGCACAATCTTCGGCCAGGAGATCAACTACGAGCTGCGGGTTCGGGGCTGACCATGTCGAATCAACCCGATGTCCGTCTCAAGGTGGATGGCATGCTCTATGGCGGCTGGAAGGATGTCCGCATCCAGCGCTCCATCGAGCAGATCGCCGGCCAGTTTTCGCTATCCGTCACCGAACGCTGGAGCGGGCAGGATACCGTTCGCCCGATCCTCCCAGGCACGGAATGCCAAGTGTTGATCGACAGCACGCCGGTGATCACCGGCTATGTGGACGACGTTCAAATCAGCTACGACAATGGCAGCCACTCCGTATCGATCTCCGGCCGCGACAAGACCGGCGACCTGGTGGACTGCAGCACGCCCGTTGGTTTCAGCCTGGTGGGCAGCACTCTGCCGAGAGCGGCACAAGTTCTGTGTACGCCTTACGGCATCGGTGTGAGCACCGATGTGGACGCAGGCGGCCAGTTCACGGCGCTGGTCGGCAACCCCGGCGACAGCGTATTCACCACACTCAGTGCCGGCGCCAAGGTGCGCGCCGTGTTGCTGATGTCGGATGGCAATGGCGGCCTGCTCATTACGCGCGCCTCCACCAAACGCATTCCCGCAATGCTTCTGCTGGGCGATAACGTGCTGACCTGCTCAGCCAGTTTCTCGCACAAGGACCGCTTCAGCACTTACATGGTGATCGGCCAGGCTGCCGCCAAGGATGCGCCAGTCTTTGGTGCTCCCTCATCTCAACTTTCCGGCCAGGCCACGGACGCCTTCATCAAACGCCACCGCCCGCTTGTCATCGCCGCCGCTGATCTTGATGGCTTAAACGATGCATTTACCAGCGCCAAGTGGGAGCGCAACGTGCGCTTCGGCCGCAGCCAGCAGATGCAGTACACCGTGCAAGGGTGGACCTACGACAAGGACAACATCTGGCCGATCAATCGGATGGTGGTGGTAAAGGATGAGCATCTTGGCATCGATGCAAATCGCCTGATTACCGCTGTTTCGTTTGTGCTCGACGATGGCGGTATGCGTACCGAGATCACGGTCATGCCGCGCGAGGCGTTCGAGCTGATACCGCTGCCGGAAAAGGGGGACAATTGGAATCAACTCTCGTAATGCGCTCCCTGCATAAACTGCTCGCGCCGCTTCGCCAGCGTATCGCGTTACTGCTCGCGCGCGGTATCGGGCACCTGACCAATTCGGCCACGGCGGTGCAGACTCTGCAAGTCGAATTGCTCAAGGGCGAGGTGCTTGACGGCATCGAGCATATCGAGCCCTACGGGTTCACCTCCAACCCACAACCTGGCCACGAAGTGCTGGCCGCCTCGCTCGCCGGCAATCGCAAACACACCGTCGTGTTGGTGGCGGCCGATCGCCGCTATCGCAAAAAGAATCTCGCGCCTGGTGAGGCCGCCCTGTACACCGATGAAGGCGACTACATTCTCATGAAGCGCGGCCGGATCGTCGAAGTGGTGGCCGGCACCAAGGTCAAGATCACGGCGCCGGACGTTGAGGTGGTTGCCAGCACCAAGGTCACGCTCACCGCGCCGCTGGTCGATATCTCGGGCGCACTCACGGTCGCCGGGGCGATCCTGTCGAACACATCGATCGCCGACCCGGCCGGCACCCTGGCCGAGGCGCGTGGCTACTACAACGGCCATGCTCACCCTGGCGGTGTCGTCACGCCACAGATGACCTGACATGGCAGACATCCGCAAAATAATGCGATCCGTCACCGCCGCCGTCGACGGGTTGCTCCAGACCGTGGCCGCCATGATGTCATCGCTGTTTACCGATCGGACGCAGCACATTTGCCATTATTCTCTCAAGTACCCCATTCGCGTTACCCATGCGCTGGGCGAGACGCCAATCACCCTGATCACGCTGCGCTGGCCACCGCCAGATCGCGCACAGGCGCTGATGCTAATAGAGAACGACAGCGAGCGCATTCTCGAGTATCTGGCGCTGATGACAGGCCTTCCGCTCGCGGCGATTGACGAGATGGACCTGGAAGACATTGCCGAACTGGAAACCATTATTTCCCGCAACATGAGGAATGGAGCGAACGATGGCCGATAAGAATGCGAAGTTCTCAATTACCGTCGAGGCAATCGACAAGACCACCGCCACCTTGCGCGCCATCAATATGGCGGTTGCACGCACCGTGCGCCCGGCGCGCGCCGCCTCGCTCGCCTTGAGCGGACACACGATCGGTTTCGGAATGAAGCGCGTCGGTGTCGCCGCCCACGAAGTCGGCCAACGCTTCAACAATCTCAACAGTTCGATCCGCAGCGTCGGTCGGGCGGGACTCTACGCCGTTGGCGCTCCCCCCGGTGTCAGGATAGTTGTCGCCTCACCCGATTGGCGTAACCCATAGACCGGGGGCGGAAAGTTATCAT